AACTATGGATAACGAAGAAACACTAATGGAGCTGTTATTAGCGTATGAATTAGCTAATACTGTTTTCAACTGCGTTACATCACCAATACAAGGTCCTACGATTAGTAAGGAGCTACAAGATGCTGTAAGTGCGATAGATAAGTTGGATACCGATTATCAATTAGCAATATATTCCTACTTGGATAAAAAGTATGACGAATACTATAAACCTAATGAAGACGGGATATCCGCTGCTGATATGAATCACTATATGTGTTACAATTAATTATAAACTATGAGAAGTAAAATAAGCACTAAAAGCAGGAAGCAAGCAATGGAGGTTGTATCGCTATTGCACAAGCATAAGATTGTTCGCATTCACACACGTGGTGCGTTAGACAGAATGATTGAGATAGTAAAATTCCCATGGACAAAGGACTTGAAGACATGGAGTAATTTTAGCGGTAGTGTAAGACGCTTATCGTCCGGAAAAGTAACGGCATACAAAAATCAACAATACGATCCCATTAGAATGTGGTTGGAATCGGAAGGATATATATCATCACGATTTGATGGATATCGCTATCATTACACAGTAAACTACACATTAAAACAAGCATAACTAAAAACATGAAAGAATTAATTGAGTACTTTACAAACGGAACAATAGAGAACCTGATAGTTGGTGTGATTGTGACCGCGATAGTGGTAAGAATAGTATGGGACATTATCACAGAATCAAAAAAATGTTAATAACTTAAAAAATATGAAAAAATATACAATCTTACAACACGCACCAGCGGTGCAAACATGGACTTATGAAGTCATTGCAAACAGTGAAGAAGAAGCTATTAGTATGGTCGCAAATGGTGACGTTGATTGCGTTGACTACGAAGTGGATGGTGATGATCTCAGCGATCAGGAGATCACTGTAATTGACACTAAAGATGCGGAAGATGACGACGATGACTTCATTGATCCTGCAGGTGGTAGAGGATTACATTCTCACGTGTAAAATTGTGTGAAAATCTTTCTGTCTGAGTATCAATGAGTTATGTAACTGCTTGATTATCAATAGCAAAATTTCATCCCTAACTGTTGCAACCAATTGAAATTAGGGTGAACTTTACCTATATAAATGCACACACTATGACTACAAGAAAACGCAGAAATGACCGCAATCACCTTATATACCTTATTACATGCACTGTTACAGATGAGCAATACATTGGAGTGACGGTGATGAAAGGGGCTGCTAAGAAAAAGACGCTTAAACAGCGTTGGTTAGGTCACGTATATAAAGCCGAAAAATTGCAGGAAATGTGGGGTTTATCGGCTGCAATTCGCGAGCATGGATCGGACAATTTTAGCATGGATTTGCTTGAGGTAATCCGCGGTAAAAAGGATGCTTTTGCAAGAGAGGCTTACTTGATAAACAAGTATAAAACACAGTTAAATACACGTAAAAAACAGTAATATGACACAAACAAAACACACACAAAACACGTACTATTTTCAGGGGATTAGATGGATACCAGAGTACAGAGATTTCGATTTTGACGACTTCACAGTCCTTGCAAAAACAGTGGAAGAAGCGTGGAAATTGCTCGATACCAAAACGAGTCTAAAGAGTTGGAAATCAGTAAGTTTAAATGAAATTAACAAAACAAGATACTATGAAAGTGTGTAAATCGTGCGGTAGCAATATGCCGCAAAAACGCGTAGAATTAGGCTATTCTGAGTGTGTGAAATGCTCGGATGTTGAGACATATGGTTTCGTGAATATCATTAATCATAAGACCGGTAATACAGTACAACCACTGCCAAGATCACAAGCTCAAGCCATCAACAAAATCGGCGATAGAAAGCGTTTTGGAACGGTGTTGAAAGGTGGAAGTAAAAGCACTGCTTACAATCCAAAAAAGACTAAACACAAGGTTCCAACCGCCTTTATTGGCAGCGAATTTAGCTTTGATTTAGTGGGTAAAAAAGCCCTACAATTGCTTGAAGAAAAGGGCTTAGATAGTGCTTTATTACTTGTTGATAAGGAGGTTAAAGACTACACTATTAGCGCGTTACAAGCTGTGCAAATTCGCAAGGTTTTACACACATTTAATGAGATGAAAACAAATTAACTGAGGATCAGTGAGTTATATAACTTGCTGATTTTCAATAGCAAAATCTGCCACTCGGATGTTGTTATTCAATAAAAAAGGGTGAACTTTACATTATATAATTAATCAATTTAACACACAAACTATGAGTAAATTTATCGTTGCAAAAGTCGCTATGGGCGCAGGAAAAAAAGGTCAATCAGTACGTGCTATTAACACTGAAACTGGTGAGGATATCACAAGTGAAATCACATACATGACGCTGTCTAAAGCGTATAAAGCAGGTATGTGGTTAAGTAATCAATCCGGTAAATGGCGTCAAGTGGAAGCTGATGTAAAGTCAATTCCACCACCAAAAGAAGCAGTAAAAGCTGCAAAGGTTGAGGCTGATAACATTATGGCGTTTTTAGCTACTTGTGTAGAGAAACGTCCATCCAGCATCTTTTGTGAGGATCTAACTTGGAAGTTTTTATGTCGATCTGCAATGCGTGGTAGAAACATATTGTTAACCGGTCCAACTGGTTGCGGTAAGTCACAAACTGCTATGGCTGTTGCTAAAGCATTAGGTCGTGAGCTATTCTATGTGAATTTAGGTGCTACACAAGATCCTCGTGGTACGTTGATTGGTAATACACATTTCAGCAAAGATGCTGGTACGTTCTTTAATGAGTCTGCGTTTGTTAAGGCTATACAAACACCTGATACTGTAATCTTATTGGATGAGGTATCTCGTGCACATCCTGAGGCGTGGAATATCTTAATGACAGTGCTTGATCCAGGTCAGCGTTACTTGCGTTTAGATGAGGCTGTTAACACACCAACCGTTAAGGTTGCTGATGGTGTATCATTCATTGGTACAGCTAATATCGGTAGTGAGTATACTGCTGTTCGTGTTATGGATAGAGCGTTGTTAGATCGTTTTGTTATTGCTGAGATTCCGTTCTTAGATACTAAGCAAGAGTCACAGTTAATTACTCAGTTGTTTCCAACGTTAGACAAGACGACAGTGGGTAACCTTGCTGAGATTGCATCACAGACACGTGCTGAGATTAAGTCTGATAATTCGCGAATTACAACACCAATATCGACTCGTTCAGTAGTTGAGATGGCTGGGTTAATGGTGGATGGATTCTCGTTGGATGAGTGTGCTGAGGTTAGTATTTATCCATTATATTCACAGGATGGTGGATTACAATCTGAGCGTACTTTCATTAAGCAATTAGTACAGAAGTTTATTAATGATGGTACTGCTGATAACTTAATGGGTGAAACCGAAACTGCTACTGATGAAAATATACCATTCTAATATGAGAAAGAAAGTAACTAAAACAAAAGCAAAGAAACCTGCAAAAAAGGCTAAGTCAGTAAAAGTTAAGAAACCGGTATTGACACCTGAGCAGAAAGAGTTTGCCAAGATAAAGCGCTTCATAGAGAAGCGCTTTCCAGGAGCACATACTGTTGGTAGGATAATAGATGGTAAGTTGTATTTTCAAGTTGTAGATGGTAATGGTATATCAGTTGTAGATCCTGAGCTGAGAATACCATTCTCCTCTTCAGTGAGAGATGCATGGAATACAGCTAAGTATGGTGCTTGGTTTCAAAACATGATTAGAAAATCAAACAACGCATTTAGTGATGAGAAGATATACAAGAAACTCGCGAAAGAGAGTGGTGAATAGAATGTCGGATAATGATAAGGTATTTCTAAAACACGTTAAAGCACATTGCAAATCACTGGGTGTAAAGTGCATATTTAAAAGATCAAAAAGTGTTAAGTATAGTGAGGGTGTAAGATGCTCAGGTTGGTTTGACTCTGAGAATAAGGAGCTGGTTGTTGGTATGAAAAATCCAATAGCATTTCACGTATTAGTACATGAGTATGCTCATTTAACACAGTGGGTCGATAATGCAAAAGCTTGGGTTAATGGTGTAGATTCTTTGGATATTATGGACAGATGGCTGCAGGGTGAAGATTTTCGCGATATAAAAAAGCATTTAGGTCGTGTACGGGATTTAGAGTTGGATAACGAACAGCGCTCTGTAAGTTTAATAAAGGAGTGGAATTTGAGTATTGATCCAAGCGTTTACATAAAAGGCGCTAATGCTTATATTCATTATTACAACTGGATATACTATACAAGAAAGTGGTCCAAACCAAAGAATTCACCATATAGAAATCCAACAATACTAAACGCCATGAGTACGCGATTCAATATGAATTACAAGAAAATGTCGAAAAAAGTTCATAACGCATTTATTGCTGCTAATATCTAATTGATAATGAGGTTATTATTTTTTGTAACTTACTGATTATCAAGGTGGTTATTTTTGTTGGAAATTAGGTTATTCGGAAAATTAGGGTGAACTTTATATATATTAAAACACATAAACTATGGGCAAAATTAAAGGAATTACAGATTATTCAAAGTACTTTGGTACTGCGAAAAAAGCATTGAAAAAGAAGAAAAAATCCACCGATTATCGTGGTCTTAACACTAAGCATAATTACTCGTCTTTTTGGATGGATGATGAGTGGAACTCACAAACTATGTTTAGTGGTATGGGTAGTGGTGCTAATAGTAGTACCGATATTGTTAAGTTAGTTAAGTTATCTAATTATCGTAGAGCAATTACTAACTTTGTTAAGATTGTAACTAAACAAGATCTTCCGGTAAGTTGGGCAGGCGATTCATCCTACACTGATGGTAAAAGTATAACCCTAACTACAGATATTAAAGAGACTAACTTTGATGTTGTAGTAGGTTTAGCTTTGCACGAAGCTTCACATTGTGTGCTTACTGATTTTTCAGTACTGCCACCGTTGTTTGACGGTACTTGTAAAAAGTATCATAATTTTTCAGACACTTTATCAGATGATGT